GATTGGCCTGATCGATGCTGGTAGTTCGAGAAGGGGGTCCGCCTGCACGTGACGATGGGCGGGTCTTGGAAAACTCGGCCTCCCTCCTGATCCAGTTGCGGTAAGCTGCGTCCCAGTCCTTGCGGACCTCGCCTCTCGACCGCCAGTAGTCGGTGAACTTGTCCCGCTCCCTGCCCTCTTCGACATCGGGGTACTTCTCCTCTGCCCACGCCAGTGTCTCGGCGCTGGGTTCCCACACCGGGGACAGTTGCCTCGACCGGCCGGCGCTGACCGGCTGCGGCCCACGAATTTTTTCCAGCTCGGCGACCCGCTTCTCCAGGGCGACGAGCCGCTCGAGGATCCAGCTGGCCATGCCGCTAGCAGTCGTTGATCTGGATCTCGGCGCCCGCCTCCTCCACCGCTTCGGTGAAGTGATCCATCCAGTGCTGGGCGATCGGCCTGCCCGGCACGCCGGCGATGGTCTCGTGCCCGCAGTCGGGGCACCGCCACATGTCGCCGACCCACAGCTTGTACGGTTGCCACGCATCGGGCCGGCGCAGCCCGCGGATCTCCTCCTCCGCACTGGCGCTGCCGTTCGGCATGCCCTCGACGAAGTAGGTTCCTGTCCTGACCGGGCGATAGAAGCAGCGGCAACCGACGCAGATCGGCTTCATGATTTTTTTTCCTTGGCAGTGGCGGCAGCGATGCGCTTGCCAGCCGGGGGGAGCGGGCCGAACTGGTCGGCGGTGAGGTAGCGGAAGCGTGCGACGCCGCCATTCTTGGGCACCGCCAGCTCGATGATCTCGACGCCGTGCAGCGCCAGCACCAGCTTCTTCTTGATGGCGTAGACTGGCGTGACCATGCCCTTCACGTCCTCGACCAGCACGCGCGAGCCGAGCTTGTTCGGGTGGGTGCGGTAGCGGAAGTCGGCACGGTACTCGCAGATGTGCGTGCCGTTGACGGCGCAGCGGTACGGCACCTGCGTCTGCAGGTCGGCGATGATGCCCGCCGCCTGCATCTCGAGCAGCTGCTCGAAGCGGTCCGCCTCCGCCTTCGAGGCGAACCACTGCTCTCCGACAAAGCGGCCGCGCTGGTTGTACTTGCCGCGCTTCGAGATCTTGAAGGTGCCGTCGAGACGGCGCAGGTTCTTCCAGTTGTGGGCGTTGTTACGCCTCGGCATCGAGCACCTCCCCGTGCTGATGCCCGCCGAATCAGCGGGCGCTGAGATCCCGGATCGCCTGGGCGATCAGCTCGGCGGTCGACTGCCTGAGCTGCATCGTTCCCTCGATCGAGCGGTAGTAGGTGGACGTCGGCACGCCGGCGTGGCGCACGGCGTCGAGGAGATCCACCCTCTCCTCGGCCGCCAGCATTCGAAGCTGTTCCGCATAGGTGATGATCAGCATCTGACCCTCCACTGCATGTGTGCTACGCATGTTGCACACGTGCAGCCACCTGTCTACGGGCAGACGGGGTAGCCGGCGGCCACGTCGCAGGCCGTCGAATCGCCGGCGCCGAACGCCAGCATGAGGATGAACAGGCAGATCGCCGCCATCACCCAGAAGCAGAAGCCGTTGCTCATTGGATACCTCCAAAAAAAAACCAGTCGTCCGCCTCGACCTGATGCCGGTCGAGCAGCCACTGCCTGTCGTCCTCAGTTGGGCTGGTCATCGGGCCGCTCCTCGATCTCGGCCATCTCGATGGCCAGCTCGATCATCACGTTGGCCACCTCGCGCCGTGCGTTGTGCCGGTTCGGCCCGACCCAGCCGAGCATGTACTGGCCCAGGATGTTGGCGATCACGGCGCACTGGACCTTCGGCCCGGCGCCGTGCAGCAGCGGCCTGATCTTGCCGATGATCTCGATGATCAGCACCGCCTCTTCGTGCGTCTGCCTGTCGACCATCACTCCACCTCCGTGCAGTCGTCGGCCTCGAAGCGCGCCGCCTTGCCCGACTTGTCGAGCACCACGGTCACCCGCTCGATGACGTTGTCGCCGGTGAACAGCTTGTCGTTGCCGATCACCACGCCGAAGCGATCGCCCCTCGCCCAGTGGTCGGTGTAGGTGGGCACCTGTACCCGCGTTCCTTCCTTGATCGCCATCAATCCATCCTCGCCACTTCGAACTCGGCCTCGCCCCAGCGCACCATCACCCAGCTGTGCGGGTAGAAGACGACCACCTCTTTGCCGATCCCCGTCAGCGCCAGCGGGTAGAGCGGCTCGTCGCCCGGATAGGCGATCGCCATGGTCACGGGGTCCATCAGCCAGCCGGGCATCGGGTTCCACCCACCGGCGAAGGCGTAGCCTGCGTCGAGCTGCTCGCGCGCCGGCCTCGGGTCGTTGGTGTCGAGCATGCCTGGCAGGAAGCCGAGCATCTCGGGCGTCATCTTCGGATCCAACAGTATCCATGCGCTGGTCATCCGCCGATCCTCCTCAACCGCTTGAGTTCTTTCATCTTCTTCTCCTGCTCCCTGATCCACTCGATCGGGTTCTCGTGCCCCACCTTGGTGGCACGTTCATCTCTCGGATCGTAGGCCGGCACCGGCGCCAGCCAGCGCCCGCTCTCAATGCCCTCCATCTCGTCGATCAGGATGGCGATCGCCTCGCAATTCTTGACGGGATCTTCCTCGTCGAGCAGCTGGTCGAGCTCTTCGCTCAGCTCCTCGAGGTACTCGTCCCGGTCCTGTTCCTGCATGATGCGCAGGGCCTGGCCCTTCATGCGCACCATGTCCCTGCCGCTCTCGATCGGCAGTCCGTCGATCGCTGTCCGCTTGGTCATCTCTTCAACCTCCGTTGCTTTGCAATCCTCCCGCCTGCGGCGGGCCAGCACCGGCCGACCATGCCGGGCCCCGGCTGCGACAAGGCCGAGCGCCAGCGAGAGCGAAGCGTGCCTTGACGTGGACGGGTGGCGTGGTCAGGTGCGACTGGCCCGACGCTGGCGTGGATTGATCTCACTTCAGCCGGCGCAGTCCGTCTGCGCCGTAGACCTGCGCCGCCCATGCCAGCGCCAGCGTCACGTCGTCCTGCTCCTCGACCTCGGTCGGCTTGACCTTCGGCCCCGGCTTGCGCACGTGCGCAGAGCTGACGTCCTGGTCCATCAACCAGTCCGAGAACTCGGTCGTCGTGACGATTGCCTCGGCCAGCTGGCAGCAGTTGGCCTCGATCGAGAGCATCATCGCCATCGTCTCGCTGAGCATGCGCTCAGCCTGGGCGAGCCGGGTCTGCAGCGACAGGATCTTCAAGCCGTCTTCAAGTTTCGCCATTGAATTTCTCCTTCATTTTTTCTGATCAGGCCCAGCTTCACAGCTGTGCTGTCATGCACCTCGCTCACCCCTGCCCGGGCCAGCAGCTCCCAGCCCACCGTCCGCTGGTCCAGCTGCCGGACCTCAGTGATCAGGGCCTGGCGCTCCAGCTCCAGTGCCTCGATCTCACGCAGTACGTTCATCATCTCCGTCTCTCCTTCCTTCAGCCCGCCAACCACAGGCGGAGCGCAAAAAAAGGGAGGAGCCGAAGCTCCTCCCTCCCGGCCTCAGCCGCGGTTGCTGTTGTGGCTGGCGGCCACGTTGGTGACGATGCCCAGCGCCTTGGCTGCTGCCATCGCCGGCGTCTCGGCGACGTCCTCGTTGGCCCGTGCCCGGCGCGCGTGGGCGAAGTCCTTGCCGGTGGCGATGGTGTACTGCCGGCAGGCTGCGTCGCGCGCCGCCGTGTCGAAGGCGAGCTGGTCGTGCAGCCGCTGGACCCACTCGACCGAGCGCTGCAGGTTCTGCTCTGCGATCTCGGTGCCGTCGTGGGCCCGCATGGCCCGCTGCACGGCGGCCTTCGCCTTCGGCAGCGTGTCGTTGGTGGTGTAGTCGATCGCGTTGGCGAGCTGGTAGCAGATGCCGTTCAGCAGCTTGTCCTGCACGAAGCCCTTGCGGTTGCGCTCGGTGACGACGCCGTCGCGGTCGGTGTGTTCGTAACCCTCGAAGTAGACGGCTGCGATCGCTGCGATTGCCTTCTCGAACTTCTTGATCTCAGTCATTTCAGTATCTCCATTTGGTTGGCCGGACGCTTCCCGTCCGGTGGTGCCCGCCAAGCACGAGCGGTGGAGGCGTCACCGACGACTGAAGATGGGTCCGAGCGGAGAGACGAGGCGCAGCCGAGGATCGCAGCGTCATGCGAAGACGAAGACGGACCAGCACGACGCCCGTCTGCAGGGAGGAGGGAAACGGCGGAGCCGTTGACGCCTTTGCCGCTCGTGCTAGGCGTTGGCACCTCCTGACGGGGAGTGGCCGGGCAACTGAAGGGGGATACCCTGGATGGCTCAGTCACTGTTCGGGAAGGGGATCGCGGCGATCGCTGCCGGCTGTGACGCAGAGGAGTGGAGACAAGCACCGACCCCTCGCGACTGCCGTCACGGGGCGCAACGCCTAGGGCTGCGCGCTGGACAGGCTGCGTCGAATGGCACTGCTGCCGGTGCAGCCCGCTGGTCGAGGGCGCCACCTTACGACAAGCCCGGAGGCGATGGCTCCGATGCACGGCCTGCGTGCCGGCGACGGCGCCGGGATCGCCTAGCTGAACCCGGCGGTCGGGCGTGTTGGCCGGCGGCGCTACGTCCTGCCGCCTTGGCTCGGCGGTGCTTGGCCCGCACCGGCGGCAGTTGCCGTCGCCTCCGGCATGGCACGCCGCCCCGGGTGGCGGGCACGGCCTTACGAGGACGCGCTCGAGCGCTGGCGCCGGCTGCTGCCCAAGCGCTGCGCTCAGTCGCTGGCGTGGGTGCTGGCTGCGACAGCTTACGAGGCTTGGCCGGGAGGGTGGAGCGCCGCGCCCTCCCTGCCAGCGCGCGGAGCCGAATCAATAAACCACCATCCGCATCCGGCGGGCGCTCTTCCGGTAGGGATCGTCACCCGAAGGGCGGAGACGCCCTTGCGGCTCCGTCGAGCGCAGCGAGATAGAGCCCGGCCACCGGCAAAATAATGTCGCTAAACCTAAAAACCATGTCGCCTCTCGCCTAGACAAACAATTCGCGATCCCCCCTACTACCCCCCTGCCCTGTCATCCCAAGCGGTTGCCCAGCGGCACGACCAAGCGTAATCGTTGACCGATGCGGTCTCCCCCCCACCTGCACATCGCGAAGCCTTCAGCGGGTGAGGGCACGCTGACCGCCATGCAACAGCGCTTCGTGGATCACTACGGCACTGGCCAGCACACCCTGGAGCAGGCCGCGATCCTTGCAGGCTACTCGCCGGACAGCGCATCACAGAGCGCCCAGCGCCTGCAGCACAACCCCTTGATCCAGCAGCAGATCAGCAAGGCGCTGGTGTCGAAGCTGGCGTTCTCAGCGGTCAAGGCACTGAGCGTGATCGAACGGCTGAGTGAGAGCGCGCGCAGTGACTACGTAAAGCTCGCCGCAGCCCAGGATCTGCTCGATCGGGCGGGCTATAAACCGCCCGAGCGAACGGATCTCAGGCTCGATGCAAACCTGACTGTCTCCCTGCAGCTGAGGCACGAAGGGGGGTCTCGAAAAGGCGCAGTGAACGAGACAGTCACCCTCCCCCACACGAGGGAAATCCCGCCAGAGGACGTTCCCCCCGATGAATAGAGCGTTATTCACTGGTTTAAGGAGGAAAACCCCCCATTTTTTGCAGAATGGAGGGGTGTGCCGTGCCGCAACCATTGATTTTCCTGTGGGTGGAGGGGGCTGGCCGTGAGAAGGGGCGAGATCGACTGGTCGCTGGACCGGCTGGTCGAAAAGCAAGGCGGCTTCGCGACGACGTTGTCGTATCGGGACCGCCTCAGGCTGAGATCAATTGTCAGGAAGGTCCACATGCAGCATTTCCCGACGGAAATGTTGAACGACTACGAGGCTGACAAGATGATAGACGTGATCGCGCCGGCGACGGCGGCATACCTGATCCGTCTCAACGAGGAGAAGCTGTGATGGCAAAGCAAGCGACCAAGAATGTCGAGTTCGACGACGGCTACGAGAACCAGGGCCGCAAGCCCGACGATTCCGACAAGGCGGGGAGCCAGGTCTTCAAGACCCGCGACGAGGAGGAGGCCGCCGACCGCGAGCGCCTCAAGGTCAGGGCCGCCGACCTGACGCCGGAGCGCGTCTCCGAGCTGATGACCGAGATCACCAAGCTCGATGCCGAGTATTCCGACGCCGCCCGCCAGCTGCGCGAGCAGTACTCGGAGCGCAAGAAGAAGCTGCAGGAGGAGCTCGGCGCAGGCGCCGGCCACACCTACTCGCCGGTCGGGCCACAGCCGACCAACGAGACGCTGGCCGACGGCTCGCCGCGCAGCCGCATCGCGCTGCCAGCGTAGATGCCGCCCCCGCCCGACCCGCAGCTGCTGATCGCCGAGGCGCTCATCGAGCTGGCCCAGCAGCTCAGCATGCTGCGGGTCGAGATCCACGCCATCCACATGCTGCTCGTCAACCAGGGGCATGCGCGGTCTCCCGGCCGCCTGCCGAAGCGGCCCGGCAGTGGCGGCCTTTGAGTATCAGGTCGACGGTGAGGTCGCCGCCGACTTCTTCGCCTCCGAAGCCTTCGTGCGCGGGCTGCGCGGCCCGGTCGGCTCGGGCAAGAGCGTGGCCTGCTGCATCGAGCTGTTCCGCCGCGCCATCGGCCAGGCGCCGTCGCCGCGGGACGGCCTGCGCCGCACCCGCTGGGCGGTGATCCGCAACACCCAGCCGGAGCTCAAGACCACCACCATCAAGACCTGGCTCGACTGGTTCCACGAGGACATCTACGGCAAGTTCAACTGGAGCCCGCCGTTCACCCACCACATCCGCCGCGGCGAGATCGACTGCGAGGTGATCTTCATCGCGCTCGACAAGGCCGAGGACGTCAAGAAGCTGCTGTCGCTGGAGCTGACCGGAGCCTTCATCAACGAGGCCCGCGAGGTTCCCAAGGCGATCCTCGACGCCGTCACCATGCGGGCCGGGCGCTACCCCTCGAAGCGCGACGGCGGCTGCACGTGGAAGGGCGTCATCATGGACACCAACGCCCCCGACGAGGACCACTGGTGGGCGATCATGTCGGGCGACGTCGTCCCTCCCGAGTTCATGAGCGAGGAGGAGGTCGCGGCGCTGGTCCGCCCGGCCGGCTGGGAGTTCTTCTCGCAGCCCGGCGCGATGTTCCCGGTCAAGGTCGACGGCAAGGTCCAGAAGTACCTGATGAGCGACCGCCGCGAGAACCAGCGCGGCATCGACGACGACTATTACCTCCGGATGATCGCCGGCAAGACCAATGCCTGGATCGACGTCTACGTCTGCAACAGGTACGGCACGCTGACCGACGGCAAGCCGGTCTATCCCGGCTTCGACCGCGCCCTCCACGTCGCTCCCGGCCCGCTGCAGCCGCTGCCCGGCCACACCATCTACTGCGGCATCGACTTCGGGCTGACCCCGGCCGCCCTGTTCGGCCAGAAGGTGCGCGGAACGTGGCGCATCCTGCGCGAGATCGTCACCACCAACATGGGCATGGTGCGTTTTTCTACCCTGCTGCACGGCGCCATCGCCGAGCTCGGCGGCGAGTACTCGTTCTGGGGCGATCCGACCGGCGACAGCCGCGTCGGCACCGACGAGGACACCGCCTTCCTGGTGCTGCGCCGCGCCGGCATCCCGATCCGCCCGACCGCCACCAATGACCCCTCGCTGCGCATCGAGGCGATGACCCAGCCGATGGAGCGGCTGGTCGACAAGCATCCCGGCCTGGTGATCGACCCGTCGTGCCGCAACTTCATCGCCGGCGCCGAGGGCGGCTACCACTACAAGCGCATGGCGGTGATGGGCACCGAGCGATTCGAGACGGCGCCCAACAAGAACCGCTTCAGCCACGTCCACGACGCCGGCCAGTACATGATGCTCGGCGGCGGCGAGGGCAGGGCGCTGGTCAACGGCCCGAACCGGGCCAAGGTGGTCAAGGCGCCGCACAGGTTTGACGTGTTCGCGCACGCGGCGCTAAGTAAACGCCGCAAGGTCGGCCTCAAGAAGTGGTGACTGCCGATGTGTGGACCCGGAGCAGGCGGATCGAGTGGAGCGGGCGGCCGCGAGGACCGCAGCCTGCTGGGCAGGCCCGCCGCCGAGAAGAACCCGAAGACCGCGGCGACCAACACCGAGCGGGCGCTGTCGTTCTCGATCACCCCGCAGCTGTCGTCCACCGATCTCGCCCCGGCGATCTCGCTCGCCCCCGACATCTTCGGATCGAGGCGCACCGCGGCGCCGTCGATGCGCTCGCTGCTCGGCCGCGGCGGCAGCGGTTACTCCCGCGAACTGACGATGTGAGCGCCATGTGCTTCCCCAAAGCCAAGACCCCGCAAACCGACCCGATCGTCCTGCAGCAGCAGCAGGAGGCGCGGCAGCGTGAGCTCGACCGGCTGTCCGAGGAGAAGAAGAAGCAGCTGGTCGCCGACCGCAGGGTGCTGCGCGGCGGCGGCATGCGCTCGCTGCTGACTTCCGGCGACACGGGATCGGGCTTCGGCACGAACTACACGGGATGAGCAAGCCGACCAAAGAGAAGGTGATGCGGGCGTTCGAGCGGGCGCGCCGGCTGCGCTCGCCCAAGGAAGCGCGCTTCGACCAGGCCATGCGCTACGCCATGCCCGGCCGCGGCGCGTTCTTCTCCAGCGGCAACGCCGACGACGAGATCGACGACATCTTCGACGAGACGGCGATCGTCGCGACGCAGGAGTTCGCCAGCCGCCTGCAGGCCGGCATTGTTCCGAATTTCACGCGGTGGGCAAAACTGTCGGCCGGGCTCGACATCGACGCCGCCGACAAGGAGGTCGTCAACCGCGACCTCGAGGCGATCACCGAGTTCGTGTTCGACGTGCTCAACGCCAGCAACTTCCCGCAGGAATCGGCCGAGGCGTTCCTCGACCTGGCCGTGACGCTCGGCGCGATCGAGGTCGAGAAGGGCACCGCGGTCGAGCCGCTGCGCTTCAACGCCATCCCGATCAACGAGCTGTTCGTGGCCAACGGGCCGTTCGACAAGCTCGACCAGTTCTTCAGGATGCGCTGCTACACCGCCGACCAGTTCGAGGTGAAGTTCCCCGACAACACCATGCCGGCCGACAAGATGGCGGAGTGGCGCGAGAAGGGCGAGGCGTGGGATTTCATCGACGCGGTGCAGCGCGACTGGGACGATCCCAACGTCGAGTGCCACTACCGCTCGCTGATCTGCAAGCAGGCCGACAACGCGATTGCCTACCAGACCAAGTACGAGGGCACCGGCTCGTGCCCGATCATCTGCTTCAGGTGGGGCAAGGAAGCCGGCTCGGTGTGGGGCCGCGGCCCGCTGATGAACGCCATGCCGGCGATCAAGACCTGCAACCTCGTCGTGCAGATGGTGCTCGAGAACGCCCAGATGTCGATCTCCGGCATCTACAACATGGACGACGACGGCACCGTCAACGTCGACACCATCGAGCTGGTGCCGGGCACCGTCATCCCGCGCGCTCCGGGCAGCCGTGGCGTCGAGGCGGTGCAGGCCGGCGGCAACTTCAACGTCGCCGGGCTGGTGCTCGAGGAGCAGCGCGCCAACATCAAGCGGGCGCTCTACAACGACATGCTGGGCAACCCCAACAAGACGCCGATGTCGGCGACCGAGGTTGCAGAACGCATGGCAGACCTGAGCCGGCAGATCGGGTCAGCTTTCGGCCGCCTGATGGGGGAGTTCATCTTCCCCGTCATGCAGCGGGTGGTGTTCATCCTCAAGGATCTGGGCGCCATCAAGCTACCCGTTGTTAACGGGCGGGAGGTAAAGGTCATCGCGACCTCGCCTCTCGCCCGTGCTCAGGACCAGGAAGACATCATGAACGTCGATCGGCTGATCGTGTTCGTGCAGAAGAACTTCGGGCCGCAGATGGTCAATCTGTTCATCAAGGGCGAGGACGTGACGCCCTATGTCGGCGACAAGCTCGGCGTGCCGTCGCGATTCGTGCGAAAGGCGGGCGAGATCAAGGGCTTCGTCGACCAGCTGTCGAAGCAGGGCCAGACGCCGGCCGGCCTGGGCGGCGAGCCGGACCTCTCCGGCATGGCCGCCAACCCTGCTGCCGCGGGCATGCAGGGCGGGGCGCAGGGAGCGCAGGCCGCGATGCCTGTGGCAGCCAATGCAGCGTGACCTGCGCGACAACCCGCCCGGGCCCGATGGCGTGGTGCGCGAGCCCGACGAGCAGAAGCGCATCAACGAGGTGCTGGCGGTGACCTTCCGCGGCGAGGGCGGCAAGGCGGCGCTCGACTACCTCCGCTCGATTTCGATAGAACGGGTGTGCGGACCGTTCGCCAGCGACGCGGAACTGCGCCACCTCGAAGGCATGCGCTTCGTGGTCGGCGTCATCTCGCAGCGGATCGCCGCCCACAACAGGGAGATGATGAATGCCGGAGCCAGCACCAAACCCGCCCCCCGCGTCCCCGCCAGCGCCCCCATTGCCGGCCAGCGCCTCTGAGAACAAGCGCTTCGAGACGACGCCCGACCCGTTCGCCGGCATCACCTTCCCCGACAAGTTCAAGAAGGACGGCAAGCCCGACCTCGCCACCTTCGTGACCAGCTACGGCGAGCTCGAGACCCGCTTCAACACCAAGACCGAGGATCTGAAGAAGGAGATCGCGGCCGAGACACTGAAGGACCGGCCCGCCGCGGCCGACAAGTACACGCTGCCCGAGCTCAAGGGCGTCGATCCCAAGGAGCTGGCCGAGCACCCGATGGTCGGCTGGTGGCGGGAGCAGGCGTTCGAGGCGGGGTTGCCGCAGGCCAAGTTCGCCAAGGCGATCGAGACCTACATCGACAAGATGCAGCCCAAGGAGATCCCCGAGGAAACCCTGAAGGCGCAGCTCGGCGACAGCTTCAAGGCGCGCATCGCGGCCGTCGACACCTGGGCGGCCAAGACCGCCAAGGACGCCGGCGAGCTCGAGGCGTTCAAGCGCATCGGCACCGACCCGGCCGGCATCAAGCTGCTCGAGCGCCTCGCCGGGCTGAGCGGCACCGGCGACACCGGCACGCCGGCCAGCCAGCAGCCCGAGGTTACGCTCGAATCGCTGAGGTCGATGCAGCAGGATCCGCGCTACTGGAACCCCGGGCAGCGCGATCCCAACTGGGTCAGGCAGGTTGAGGAAGGCTACAAGAAGCTCTACCCCGAGAAGAAGGCGTCGTGAACGAGGAGAGGATCCGGCAGCTCAGGCCGTCGGATCACCCCGACGTGGTGCGCCTGGCCGCCGACTTCCACTATGCCAGCGCCTACCGTCGCCACCCGCTGGCGCTCGACAAGGTCGACCAGCTGTTCGAGCTGGCGCTGCACAATCCCGACTATTTCTGCACCGCCGCCGTCAATGCGCTCGACCAGGTGCAGGGCTACCTGCTGGCGGTCTGCCACGAGCATTACTTCAGTTATGTACGAACAGTCACAGATATCGGTTTCTATATTGCGGAGCCGTATCGGACACTGCGCGCGGTGCGTCTTATGCTGGCGATGTTGGAGGACTGGGGGCGCGGCAAGGGCGTCTACGAGATCTCGCTCGGGATCTCCAGCGGCATCGACGACGAGCGGGTGCTGCACCTCTACCAGCGGCTCGGCTACGACCGCGGCTTCCACGGAATGATCAAGTCCCTGCGTTGACAGCGACAATCGGCGGGATCAATGATCCGCGCCACGACAGGCCCGTGACGCCGGGAACAACTCCCTCGAGCCCCGACCACCCCGGAACAACCTTCGGATCCCCCGCAACCCGAAGGAAATCATCATGTCACAGGAAGTCTCCGACGCTTTCGTCAAGCAGTACGAGAGCGATGTCCACGTCGCCTACCAGCGCATGGGCTCCAAGCTGCGCAACACGGTCCGCACCAAGGACAACGTCACGGGCAGCTCCACCACCTTCCAGAAAGTCGGCACCGGCGTCGCCGTCCAGAAGGCCCGCCACGCCGAGATCTCGACGATGGAAGTGCCGCACGACCCGATCGAGTGCATCCTCGGCGACTGGTATGCCGGCGACTACATCGACAAGCTCGACGAGCTGAAGATCAACATCAACGAGCGGCAGATCGCCGCCGATGCCGGCGCCTATGCGCTCGGCCGCAAGACCGACGAGCTGATCACCGTCGCCATGGATACCGCCACCAACGTCATCGCGCATGGCGGCACCGGCCTGACCCAGGCCAAGATCGAGACGGTGTTCACCTACTTCGGCAACAACTCGATCCCCGACGACGGCAACCGCTTCGCCGCCATCTCGGCCGCCGGCTGGGTCGACCTGCTGCCGATCACCGCCTTTTCCAGCGCCGACTTCATCGGCAACGACCAGCTCCCCTACAAGGGCGGCATGTCGGCCAAGCGCTGGATGAGCTTCACGTGGTTCGAGTTCTCGGGCCTGCCCGGCACCCCTGCCGACCGCAGCCAGTTCTTCTACCACAAGACCGCCGTCGGCTTCGCCTCCGGGCAGGACGTCAAGAGCGAGATCAACTACGTGCCGCAGCGGGTTGCCCACCTGGCGACCAGCTTCATGTCGCAGGGCGCGGTGCTGATCGACCCGATCGGCGTCTATGAGGTCCACATCGTGGAGTGATCGGGCAATTGCCCGCTTCACCCCTCAACGCTCACGGAGAAAAGTAACATGGCTCTCGACCCTGCAAAGTTCCACACCAACAGCGGCGGTGGCCGCCAGATCCACAGCTACAATGCCGCTGCCGACAACGCCGCGACCGTCGCCGGCGCCGGCTACTTCAACGCCATCACCGGCAGGCTGCACCAGGGCGACGTCATCCACGTCGTCTCGACGGCCGGCTCTGCGCTGCAGGACTACGTTGTCACCTCGGCCACCGGCGCGCCCGTCGTGACCATCGCGCTGGGCACGTAACGCATCCTCCCTGATGCGTTGACGGGGGAGGGGCGGGTCCGCAGGCTCGTCAGCTTCCGCTCCTCCCTTCCACGAAAGGAGCGACAGTGGCACTGACCAAGTTCGAGGTCGCCTCGGCGGCACTGGTGATGATCGGCGCTAACCCGGTCGGATCGTTCTCGGCATCCTCGACGGAGGCTCTCGCCTGCGCCCACCTCTACCAGCCCTGCGTCGACCACTGGCTGAGCCTGTACCCGTGGCGATTCGCCAGCCGCACCGAGCAGCTCGGCCGCGCGCCGACGCCGCCGTTGTCGACGTGGCAGGCGTCCTACGTCGAGCCGGCCAACTGCATCTCGGTGCAGGCGCTGCGCACCGGCGCGTCGGGCGTCGACATCCCGTTCGACCGCTTCGAGAACACCATCCAGTGCAACGCCGGAACCAGCGAGAACGTCTTCTGCGTGTTCACCCGCGAGCCGCCGATCGCCTTCTGGCCGGGCTACTTCACCGCGCTGATCGAGGTGGCACTGGCCGCCAAGCTGGCCTTCCCCCTGTCCGCCAAGCTCGACCTGCAGGATGGCCTGACCAAGCAGATCGACGCCTACTTCCGGCTGGCCAAGAACGCCGACAGCCGCCAGCAGACCAGCCGCAAGTTCAGGGTGGGAGGACGCCGCTCGATCCTCGAGGCGCGTAGGGCATGAGCAACTACCGCGCCCCGTTGCGGACAGTGCAGACCGACTGGCGGGCCGGCGAGATCGACCCCGACTTCGCCATGCGCATCGACAGCCCGGCGCTGCCGAGCGGCGCCCGCAACCTGCGCAACATGCTGCTGCGCTCGACCGGCGGCGCCGAGCGGCGGCCTGGCATGCGCACGCTGCGCACCATGGGCGCGACGCGGGTGCGGCTGTTCGAGTTCGACTTCGACGCCGACGAGAAGTACATCGTCGGCCTGACGCCCGGCACCATCCGCGTCTGGGACGCAGCCGGGACGCAGCTGTACTCGGCCGGCTCGATGCCGTGGCTGACCGACGCCGTGGTCTGGGAGATCAACTTCATCCAGAAGGGCGACGTGATGCTGCTGGTCCACACCAGCTTCAAGATCCGCCGGCTGCGTCGCATCACGCTGACCAGCTTCAGCGTCGACCAGCTGCAGTTCAGCACCGACACCGCCGAGAACGTGCTCAACCAGCCGTTCCTGCGCTACGCCCCGGTGACCGGCAACCACGTCGGCCTCAACGACTTCACCGCCAGCAACAGCGTGCTGCGCACCCTGACCATCACGCCGGCGGTGCTGTCGGTGCTGTGGGAGGGCGAGCGCATCCGGATCTGGGACAAGGAGATCCAGATCGTCAACGTCACTAGCGCGTCGACGGCCAGCGTCTACGTCCGCCAGACCGTGCGCGCCGAGCTGGGCATCGCGCCGTTCTTCGTCGAGCGGGCTGGCGACCAGTCGATCGAGGTGACGCACGCCCAGCACGGCATCGTCGCCGACGCCACCGGCCACGCTGTGGTCAGGGTCGACAATTCGACCGACCTGTTCGGCATCCCGGCTGACAAGATCAACGGCATCCGCACGATCGGCATCATCGATCCCGACCATTATGCCTTCGTCATCGACACCGCCGGCGGCACGGTCTTCTCGACCAGCGGCGGCGACGGCGGCGGCGCCAACGTCACCATCCAGCCGGTCTCGCCGACCACGCTGCAGTCCTACACCGAGCAAGTCTGGTCCGACCGCCGCGGCTGGCCGGGCGCCATCGCGCTGCACGAGAACCGGCTGTGGATGGCCGGCTCGAAGGGCGCGCCGACGTTCCTGGCCGGATCGGCGGTCGGCGACTACTTCGACTTCAACGTCCGCGACGGGCTCGACGACGAGAGCGTGCAGGGCACCATCTCGGCGACCTCGCGCATCGTCCACCTCGTCTCGGCCAAGGTGCTGCAGGTCTTCACCGAGCTCAACGAGGCGGTGGTCGAGGTGCAGAACGGCGAGCCCATCACCCCCGGCTCGCTCAAGGTCATCACCCAGACCGGCTACGGCGCCGACCCCAACGTGCGGCCGAAGCTGTTCGACGGCGCCACCCTCTTCGCGCAGCGCAACGGCAAGAACGTCCGCGAGCTGGTCTACGACTACAACACCGACAGCCATGTCGCGCCGCCGCTGTCGGTGCTGGCCAGCCACATGATCAACAAGCCGAACGACCTGGCGGTGCTGCCGGGCACGGCGACGCGGGCCGAGCAGTACGCCTTCTTCATCAACGCCA